CCTACTTTCCGTGTGTGCGGAAAGTAGGCAAAGGCACACTCTTGCAGAGAGCTACATTTTCCCCGCCGACGTTGCGGCGGTTGAAAATGTTGTCATTATATCCGTGCGGGAGAAGAAATGTCCCGCGCCCTTAGCTAGCCCTGCCAATGCGCCCGCACGGAGTGTTCTCTGCCCGCACTAATTTTTCTTGCCGACCAGCAAGAAAAATCGATGCGACTGATTAAATCGCATAAGAGAGATAACTCCCGATAAAATATTTTTTACTGCCTCTTGCGGAAAAGTATACAACGATTTTTTGTTAAAGTGAGCGTATGCGAACGGTATCACAAAAAATCGTAAGCTCTCCGCAGGAGCGCACCTTTGCTTTCTTTCCGTGCGTACGGAAAGAAAGTCGCACTCCGCAGAGTGCGAAACTCTCTGCGAAATAATTAAAGGGTACTGAAAAAAATCAGTACCCTTTTAATTTTAATTTATTTCGGCATAACGCTTGTATAGTCACCGAGTGGATAAAGTAAATCTGCTTTATCCGTGCGTCACGTTTGCCCGCAGGGGTTCCCTGCCTCGCCCCTCGCCTATTTGCACACATCCGGGAGGGTAAACTTCTCGACATAGTCGATAAATTCACCGCCGTTGACAGCCTTCGAGAAGAAATATCCCTGGAAATAATCGCAGTCAAGCTCAAGCAACTTCTTCACCTGTTCTTCGGTTTCAACGCCCTCCATAACAAGTGACATATTGAGCTTTTTCGCCATTGTGAAGGTGTTTTTCAGCGTCATAAACGCCCTCGGGTTGCTGTCCGCAGACCAGAGTATGCACTTGTCGACTTTTATGCGGTCGAACGGGAGTGTGTACACATACGAAATATTCGAGTATCCCGTGCCGTAGTCGTCGAGCGACAGCGACACGCCGTTTTCGTTGAACACGTTGAGGTTACGCACCATAGCACTGTACGAGTTCGTTGCCGAGGTTTCGGTAATCTCGAAATTTATCTGCGACGGCTTTATGCCGTACTTTTCCATAATTCCGATAAACTCTTCCGCAAAGCGATACTGCATGCACTGAACAACCGACAGGTTGACTTCAATGTACTCAATGCCCTTTTCTTCGAGTTTGTTTTCGGAGTAGAAACGGCAGACTTCCTCAAACACGAATTTTCCTATGCGGAGGATATAGCCTTCCTTTTCGGCAATCGGGATAAACACATCGGGCGGAATAAATCCGAGGTTGTCGTCGAAGAGGCGTATCAGAGCCTCGGCTGCGACGATTTTCTTCTTTTCAGCGGAATAAATCGGCTGATAGTAAACCTGGAATTTATTTTCGGCAGAGGCATTTATCACGGCGTTGAGGATTTCACGGTTGCGCTTGATGTTCCTGAAATCACGTGCGTGGAGGACTGAGCCTGCCTTCGCCTCGGTCGAGTTGATGATGTTTACGACATCGACAAGCTCGCTGATGTTCTTTGCGTCGTCGGGGCATTTTACGAGAATGTAGTTTGCCGAAAGCACGGTTGACGCATCACGGATTTTCCACGCCTCAGAAAAGCGTGCCTTGATTTTTTCGAGTAGCTCGTTCACGCCCTTGTCGGAAATCTTCGAGAGCTTCAGTATAAGCGTGTTGTCGCTTGCACGGAAGATAACGGTTTTCTTCCCACGGAGCGAGAAAAGGAAATCCGACACATGACGCATAATCATCAGGGTGAAATCCTCGCCGACGGTACGGCAGAGCATATTGTAGTCCTGAATGGTCACGGAAATAAGATAGAATTTCTCTTCCTTCTCGTAGTACGAGCGTGCAATATCGAAGAAGATATTCTTGTGTATCGAGTTTGTCTCGTCGAAGATTTCGTCGGGGCTTTGTATTCCGTATACAATCATACTCATACAAAGTGCGATGCCGAAACAGCTTACGAGATACTGCGGGAAAATAAGCTGGATGAAATGCGTGGACAGAGCAATAATCCAGAACCGCATTACAGAGGCGTACTTTGTTAGGCTTGTCTTGTGTTTTTTGAGAATAACAATCGAGAAAATGAAGTAGTACACCATCTGAATGTAGAGTAACGGGAATAACACTCCGTGACGGTAAATCATGTTCTCGTCAAGATAGAATATAAGATGATTTGCCGACGAGCTTGCTATAATTCCGACTGTTATCACCGCAGGCAACCACAACGCCAGCAGATACACCGACCTTTTCAGCCGTATCTCTGAAAAACGGAACAGGAACGCTGTAAATACCAGTGGCAGAAGATTAAGCGTTGAAAGATACAGTATGTTTACTATGTAGTGTACCCATAGCGGATAGTACGCAGGGTTTCTCATAATTACTACGGAGGCGATGTCGAACACCGTCATACCGAGCGACATTGAGGTCATCACGCAGAACAGCCAGTATGTCGGAAGAATACTGCGCCTGTTGTTGCAGAAGCATATTGCGAGGGTGGTGAGAATAATAAACGCAATTATATCAAAGCTGAGGATATATGTGTCTGTCATATTATATCGCACCTCCCGTTGACGGCAGAGCCGGAGGAGTAAATCTCTCCACGTAGGAGATAAGCTCAGCAACATTAAGCGGCAGTGAGAAGAAATATCCTTGCGCAAGGTCGCAGGGGAGCTTTGATATCGAGTTGAAGGTATTCTTGTTTTCGATACCCTCTACCATTGTGTTCATGCCGAGGTCTTTTACGAGTGACAGCGTGCTTTCAAGCGTGATGTACGCCTTCGGGTTTTCCGCCGCCGCATGAACGATGTCCCTGTTGATTTTTATCACATTAAGCGGGAGCGTATAGATGTACGAGATATTTGAATATCCCGCACCGTAATTTTCAAGGCAGAACATAGCACCGTTGTCGCTGAATGTGTGGATGTAATTCTCCACGGCGTTTGCGGCGGATATGATAATGCTCTCGGAAATTCTGAAGCAGATTTTCTTCGGGTCGATGTGATAGAGGTTCATAAGACGGCGGAATTTTTCCGCAACGCCGTACTGTACGCACTGCACAGCCGAAAGGCTTATTGAAATATAGTCTATACCGAGAGATTCAAATCTTGAACTTGAGATGAAACGGCAGACGTTCTCGAAAATAATGTCACCGATGTGGATGATGTATCCCAGCTTTTCCGCTATCGGCAGGAATTCGTCGGGGTAGATATGACCAAGCTCATCGTCGTAGATGCGTATTGTCGCCTCTGCGGAAACTATGCGCCTGTCGGCTGTCGAGTAGACGGGAGTGTACATAACCTCAAGATTGTTCGAGCTGAGGGCTTTCTTGAGGGCGTCCTCCATCATCTTGGAACGCTTGATTTTGTCTATTCCGATGTCTTCTGCACTTACAACAGCATTGTCGGTCTTGTTGTAGGAGAAGTAACGGATTAAATCCTGCGCCTCTGTCGGTGTTGCGGCGTTGTCGGGGCATCCGATACTGCACACACGGGCAGAGAGGATAATCGCACCGTCGGAAACCTCCCACGGTTTTTCGAAGCGCTCTATAATTTTGTGCGAAAGGTCGCTCGCCATCTTGGCGTTTACGCCGTAAATCTCTATACAGAAAGAGCAGTTCTCTGTACGGTAAATGAGAGCGTATTCGTCGATAGTACGCAGATAATCATGCACGCCCTTTATCATTTCGTTTATCTGACGTGCACCGAATGTACTTTCGATGAGTTCAAAATCGTCAACCGTTACGTAGAGAAGATAAAAACGCTTTTTGAGAGAGAAGTTATACTTCATAACGGTGTTGAATGCAGAATTGTTGTACGCCCCCGAAATGTTGTCGATGAATGTACGGGGGTTCTGTATCGTGAAGAAAAGGAACAGCAGACAAAGTGCAATCGAGCAGGTTTCAATCGGGGAGGCAGGTATGAAATACTGCACAACCGCACCGAGAGAAGTCGAAATGCATATAAGATACAGCGATATTCGCTTGAGGAGAGTATAGTCGTTGTAATTTTTTGAAACATAGATGATGAGGAAAAGCATGTAGTAAATCATTATCGCATAGACAATGGGAAGATGCTTTTCACGGACATATGCCCCTTCGGGAGTTATCGAGAAGAATAAATGCGTGAACGGTGATGACGCCGCCATGACAGCCGCCGCTGCGGCAGGCAGGAATATAGCCGCTTTCATCGGTGCGGAAATCTCGTGCGGGAGCTTTCTGAATGCCACGGCGTAGAGTATCAGCATAGGCATACACATAACGTGAGGCACATAGTAGCACACCGCCGCTATCGCACGGGGTATCATCGACGGGAAGAACGAGTCGATTAAAATACTGATGATATTGAATGCCGATGCGGCAACATTCAGTCTGAGAGCAATCAGAAAAACCTTGTTCTGATATATCGGGAGCTTTCTTGACGGGCGGAAATAATATTCGATTACTATTGCCATACAGATACTTGCAATTTCATAGCTGAAATCTTTTAAAAGCATATATTTTCCCGCCTCCTTTATATAAAGATACTTATATAAAAATTATACTATATTCACTATTAAAAAGCAATACAATCTATGAATTTTGACATATCATACAAATGGAAACGGCGTTTTTCGGCAATGGGCGAAAAAAACTGCCGCAGTATCCCTGCGGCAGTGCGATATTTCGTCTTATTTTGTAAAAAGAGAGGACTTTTTGTACTCTCCCGACAGGATATCTTCCCACCATTTGCGGTTTTCGAGATACCACTGTATCGTTGTTTTTATTCCGTCGGAGAATTTTGTTTCGGGTGACCAGCCAAGCTCCTTTCCGATTTTTGTCGGGTCGATGGCATAGCGCAGGTCGTGGCCCTTTCTGTCCTCGACGTAGGTGATGAGAGTTTCGGGCTTGCCGAGCTCCCTGCAGATGAGCTTTACTATGTCGATGTTCTTCATTTCGTTGTGACCGCCGACGTTGTACACCTCGCCGATTTTCCCGTTGTGGATAATCATATCTATCGCACGGCAGTGGTCGCCGACATAAAGCCAGTCACGGATGTTTTCGCCGTTGCCGTAGACGGGCAGAGGCTTGTCTGCGAGGGCGTTTGTTATCATCAGGGGTATCAGCTTTTCGGGGAAGTGATACGGCCCGTAGTTATTGGAACAGCGGCTTATCGTTGCGGGAAATCCGAAGGTGCGGCAGTAGGCAAGCACCAGAAGGTCTGCCGACGCCTTGCTTGCGGAGTAGGGGCTTGATGTGTGTATCGGGGTATCCTCCGTGAAGAAAAGGTCGGGGCGGTCAAGCGGCAGGTCGCCGTAGACCTCGTCGGTTGAAACCTGATGATACCTCGGCACATTGTATTCACGGCAGGCGTCCATAAGCACCTGCGTTCCGATAACATTCGTCGTCAGAAAAACCGACGGGTTCTCTATGCTGCGGTCAACGTGCGACTCTGCGGCAAAGTTCACCACGATGTCGGGTTTTTCCTCAGCGAAAAGACGGTATACACCCTCACGGTCGGTAATGTCGCCGTGTACAAAGCGGAAATCCGGGTTTTCTGCAACATCACGGAGAGTTTCCCTGTTGCCCGCATAGGTGAGTGCGTCAAGGCAGACTATGCGGTAGTCAGGGTATTTTTTCAGCATATAATGCACGAAATTTCCGCCTATAAAGCCTGCACCGCCCGTAACGATTATCGTCATAAGAACAATCCTTTCAAGAATTAATCGAAGAAAAAGTCAAGTCTGTCAAATGTGGGGAGGAGCCTGTCCTTGTCGGAAAGTATAACCTTTGTCCCCTCGGGAATCTGCCAGTCTACGCCGACAGTCTTGTCGTCCCACGCAATTCCGCCCTCGTCGTCGGGGCAGTAGAGTCTTGTGCATTTGTAGGAGAATGTTGCGCTTTCGGACTTGACGAAAAATCCGTGCGCAAACCCTTCCGGAATATAGAACATCTTCTTGTTCTCGGCGGAAAGCGTCACTCCGTACCATTTTCCGAAGGTTGCGGAGGATTTCCGCATATCGACGGCAACATCGTAGACCTCACCCTCGGTACAGCGCACAAGCTTACCCTGCGGATTTTTCTTCTGAAAGTGAAGACCACGGAGTACCCCTCTGCACGAACGGGATTCGTTGTCCTGCACGAAATCGACGGTTATGCCGTTGTCGTGAAATTCCTGCTTGTTGTAGGTTTCTGAAAAATACCCACGGCTGTCGCCGAAAATCGTCGGCGTGATGACATAAGCATCGCAGAGTGGGGTTTTCTCGAATGTGAATTTTGCCATTTTGCTCTCCTAGTAGTGAATTTTGTTCTCGGCAACACGGGAAAGGTGTCTGCCGTAGGGAGAATTTCCGTACAGGCGTGAAATTTCCGTCAGCTTGTCTGCAGAAATCCAGCCGTTCTTGTATGCTATTTCCTCGGGTACCGAAATACCGATGCCCTGCCTTGCCGACAGCATACGGACAAAATCCGACGCCTCGCAAAGACTGTCGGGAGTGCCTGCGTCAAGCCACGCAAACCCTCTTCCGAGCTTGCGGACAGAGAGCTTTCCCGCCGTGAGATAAAGCATATTGAGGTCGGTAATTTCAAGCTCGCCCCTTGCAGACGGGGTAAGCGTCTTTGCGCAGGAGCATACATCCTTATCGTAGAAATAAAGTCCCGTCACGCAGTAGTTTGACTTCGGTTTTTTCGGCTTTTCCTCGATGGAAAGTGCGTTGCCGTTTTCGTCAAACTCAACCACGCCGAATCTTTCGGGGTCGGTGACATAGTACCCGAAAACCGAGCTTTTTCCGTTTTCGGCATCTGCGACAGCCTCTTGCAGTATCTTCGAAAAGCCGTTGCCGTAGAAGATATTGTCGCCGAGAATCATAGCGCAGGCGTCACCGTCGATGAATTTTTCGCCGATGATGAAAGCCTCCGCAAGACCGTTGGGGTGAGGCTGTTCCTCGTACGAAAGAGAAATTCCGAAACGCTCGCCGTTGCCGAGGAGCTTTCTGAAATTCGGCAGGTCGTCGGGCGTGGATATTATCAGTATGTCACGAACCCCCGCAAGCATAAGCGTTGAGAGGGGATAGTATATCATAGGCTTGTCGTACACGGGGAGAAGCTGCTTGCTCGTCACGGTTGTGAGAGGGTATAGCCTCGTTCCCGAACCGCCCGCAAGAATTATTCCTTTCATAGAAAGCACCTCTTATCAGTTAAGGTTGAAGGTTTCCTTTTCGGCAATGCCGAGAGCCATACGGAAGTCGATGATTTCCTCGTCATTCGGGCAGAGCTTTTCGTATTCGGCAAGGGTCTTTTCCGCCTCTGCCTCGTGACCGTCGTCAATCAGTCGTCTTATGTTTTCCTTGACGGTCTTTGCAAGCATTTCAAACTCGCTGTTCGTGCCCTGCTTTTCAGCGGAATCGGGCACACGCAGTGATGACGCCGCAATGTACTTGATGAGGTTTTTGAGTTCGGGTGCCTGACGTACAAGCTCCTTGAGTTCTTTTATTATTGCAATCTTACGCTCGTCGGAGAGTGTGCCTCTCGTTTCGACAAAAATCTTGAGCGCAGATATTACGGGTGCGGGGAATTTCTGCTTTATCAGTGCGGCTGTTATCTTTTCGCCGTCATTTCCGTGAGTGATGTGCCTGAGCAGAGAGTTGAAGAACGACTGTCTGTACATGATATCCGAAAACTCCGACAAAAGCGATGCCGCATAGCTGAAGTTCATCAGCCCGTGCATAATGAGAAGCTCCTGCTTTATGCGGATGTGGATGTAGTTCTCGTTGTCCATATATTTTTTCAGCGGGAGATTTTTCAGCAGCGCCCTTGCGGTGTTGTATTTATCCGACTTGATAGCGGCGATTACCGCATTGTTGACGCAGCCTATCATCTTCGCTTCGGAAGTGAACGACATCGAGGTCAGAAGCGTGTCGAGGGTACGGTACTGCCCCTTGACAAAGCCCTGGTACATCTTTATGTATGATGAGTATGCGTCAATTGCGACGGAGTAATTCTTTTTCGCAAAGTTGATATAACCCTTGCAGGCATAGACATCAATATCTGTGCCCATAGGCTCGTGAACTGTGCTGAGATATTCGTCGATATATTCAAGTGCCTCGTCGTATCTGTCATATGCGGTGAGGTGCTTTATCCGCTTGAAACAAAGCGTATAGTATGAGTAATGGTTCAGCTTCTTTGCGACGTCTATACCCTGAGCGATGTATTCAAGGCTCTTTTCAGGCTCGAATATTGCGGTCGCCTCCGAAAGCTGAAGGTATACCATCGGGTCGTCGGCACGGTTTTCAAGCTCCTTGAGGAGAAGGGGATAGTTACGCTCATACTTACTGCGGCTGAGGGCGTTGTCGGGGTCGGAAACATATCCGAAGTGGTCGACACGTGCCTCTATCTGCTTTACGGGTACGGAGAAATCCGAAAAATGCTCGTGAATTACGCCGATGAATTTCGTTCCGGGATTTTTTCTTGTAAGTCGGGGCGCAAAGAACAGGGTGTACATATTCGCCTCAACATCGGAATAGTTGCGGAACGAAAGCGTTGCGGAGCAGTATTCCCTGTACTCTCCCGAAAGGAAGAAGTCTGCGATTTTTTCAGGCTCCATAATAACCTCGTCGGCGTCAAGGAACATAAACCATTCGCCCGCAGCGGCGTCAAGGGATACATTTCTTGCAGCGGCGAAATCGTTGCACCACTCAAAATGAAGTATCCTGTCGGTGTAGGTCTTTGCTATTTCAACACTGCGGTCGGTTGAGCCCGTGTCGGTTATAATAAGCTCCGCCTCGCCGTTCATCATATCGAGGAGCGACTTTATTCCGTCAAGACAGCGTGGGAGATTTTCTTCTTCGTTCTTGATAATCATTCCGATTGATAAAAGCATAAATATATCCTCCGAAAAAAGTATTCGTCATTCATATTGTGCCCGATTTTAATGTTCAGAAAATATTATACCATATATTGACCCTTAAAACAAGTGCAAAAAAATGAAGAAAACCCCTTGAAATCCGTGCATTTCGGTGATATAATATAAGTGGATAAATCCGACAACGATACAAGGAGGTGTCGCTATGCTTGGAGGTATTGCAGGAGCGGGAGTAGGGCTTTCCGACACAAGAAACCCCTATACTTCATACCACACAGTCGGCAGACCGCAGTTCAACACAACCGACGCTATGTCAAAGCTGTATAAAGCCAACGGTCAGGACAATGCTCACGGTGCGGGAAAAACCGACGAAAACGGACATAAATCCTTAGGCAAGTTCAAGGACGGCTTCGAAAAGGAAGAATGTCAGACCTGCGAAAACAGGCGCTATCAGGACGAATCGAACGACAACGGCGTTTCATTCCAGTCGCCGACAAAGCTCTCAAAGGGCGAAGCGGCAGCTGCCGTAAAGGGTCACGAAATGGAACACGTCAACCGCAATAAAGCAAAGGCTGAGCGTGAGGGAAAAGAAATCGTCTCACAGACCGTAACGATAAAGACGGGAATCTGCCCCGAATGCGGAGAGCAGTATATAGCAGGCGGCGAGACACGAACAACCATACGAGGAAAATACGATGTCGGCAAGCCCGAGGGTGATGTCGCACAGAAGGGTCTGAAATTCGACTCGGTAGCATAAAATCGCAAAACAAAAGCACGGTAGAGATACCGTGCTTTTTTATTTTACCTATTCTGCTTCCTGCTCCGAAGCGGAAGTCGTTTCTTCAGCGGGGTAGTTCTTCATTCCGTCGCCACGGATATCCCCGTCGCCGACAGAATACTGTACCACTTCGCAGTCAAGTGCTATGGTTTCAAGCATATTCACGAAGTTATTGAGTGCTACGGGAACAGCCTCGTCGTTGCAGGCGAATGAGAAGTATCGGTTTTTCGTCACTCCCGAAAGGAAGAAGTAATCCCCCTCGTTGCCCTCTGCCAGAACCGTGCCGTCGGGTTGCCAGTCAACAGCGAGGAAATTGAGATTTTCGTCTATAACCGCAAGTTTCTCTTCGTCAAGCAGGAACTTGCGGTTTTCGTAATATGTGTCGTTTACTGCGGAGTATCTTATCGACAGAAAAGCCTCGCCGTTTTCCTTATATACGATATGGTGCGAACGGTAGTCGTTTGTCACTCCGTCAGGGGCGTGGTACCACATAACCTCGGTGATTATTTCGCAGTCGGAGTTGACGGTGTTGAACATTATCATCTTCTCGGAAATATCGCCGACACGGTTTTTGTCAAGCTCCGCAAAAAAGCAGATGTACGCCATAGCGTCACAGCCGATTTCGGGGGTGATAACGGGTACGGAAATCGTCACGGCACCGTACTGCATAAACGCCGTCGTGTCCTCGGTGAGAATCTGCACAGAGGAACTGGGGTAAGACGCCGCCGTGTAGAAGAGAACATTCTCCTCGAAGAATTTCTCGTCGTAGTCGTAGAATTTCTCGGGAACGCCGTTGGGGTAGTTCGGGGCGATGACATTTTCTATGAACTCCGACAGCTCGTCATAGTCGGAGAAGAGCTTATTCTTGTCCTCCTCCGTGTTGTCGATGTCGCACACGCTTGCGTCGTAGGCTGTCAGCACAACGCCGATTTCCTGCATAGCGAACGGGTCGGCGGGTTCAGGCTCACCTATTGCCGTTTCCGAAGGGTGTATTGTAGTCACGGGTACTTCGGGGTATACAGGCTGTGGTTCAAAAGTCCGTGTGCAGCCCGTAAGAAGAACAAATGCCGTAAGAACAAAAATCAGTTTTTTCATTTTTTAAACCTCCTTCAAAGGTACTCTGTTAATTATACCATATAAACGGGTAAAATTTTTCAAAAATAAAAAAATTTTTTCAGAAGTTGCACATTCCTGTGCAACTTTTTCCCGTTTCGGAGCTATAAGTGAAAGGCATTGAAAGGAGAGAACAAAAAATGGGACTTATTCTCGACGAGCAGGAAAAGCTCCTGTGCAGGTATTACGCCGAGGTCGGAAACATCACCGAGGCGGCGGTTCTTGCGGGATATTCACCCGAGGAGGCGTTCGCAAAAGGCTCGGAAATACTGACGAGGTCGTCGGCAATGCGGCTGGTAAAACGCCAGAGAAAGCTGACGGGAGGCGGAATTGACGAAATCCGCTCGGCTCTCAGGAGGATTATCTTCGGGCAGGCAAACGACGCCGTCGGTGCGGTGATTTCCGAAAGCGGTGAAAACTGCGGCACGGACTTTTTCTCGGTAAGCGAGATAAAGAGGGTCAAGGGCGGCGGAGTGGAGGTAAAGCTCGTCGACAAGCTGGACGCACTCAGGCTCTATTATGAGCTGGAATGCCGTGCGGAAACCCTCGGCAGAAGCGAGAGCTTCTTCTCGGCGCTTGCAAAAACGGAATGTCCTTCGTCGGAAGGGGATGATATCCCTGAATAGCATAGAGCTGAACAGCTTTTCCGACAAGCAGACCAGGGCAATACTCTGGTGGAAGGACAGCGACTACGACGGGATAATCTGCGACGGCTCGGTGAGGAGCGGCAAAACCCTGTCGCTCGGTCTGGGGTTTGTCATGTGGGCGATGGCGTCGTTCAACGGTGCCAGCTTTGCAATCTGCGGAAAGACGATAACCTCAGTCCGCAGGAATGTCATAACCCCGCTTATTCCCGTGTGGGAGGAGATGGGCTTTGTCTGCCGTGAGCGTGTGTCACGCAATCAGCTTGAAATCACGGCGGCAGGGCGGAAAAACACCTTCTACATCTTCGGCGGAAAGGACGAGGGCTCGGCGGCGCTCATTCAGGGAATGACGCTTGCGGGCGTGCTTTTCGACGAGGTCGTGCTGATGCCACGCTCGTTCGTTGAGCAGGCACTTGCGAGATGCTCCGTCAGCGGCTCAAAGCTGTGGTTCAACTGCAACCCCGACAGCCCGTATCACTGGTTTTACTCCGAGTGGATAAAGAAGGCCCGAAAGAAAAACATCCTTTATCTTCATTTCACTATGGAGGACAACCCGTCACTCTCCGACAGGATACGCAGGCGGTATATGTCGATGTACTCGGGGGCGTTCTACGACAGGTTCGTTCTCGGTCAGTGGACTTCCGCCTCGGGACTTGTCTATCCCATGTTCGACAAAAACACAATGCTTTTCGACAGTATGTCGCCGCCCGAATGTACGAGGTTTGTCGTTTCGGCAGACTACGGCACGATAAATCCTGCGTCATTCGGGCTGTGGGGATATTCCGACGGCAGATGGTATCGGCTGAAAGAGTATTACTATTCGTCAAGGAGAAGCGGTATGCTCCGCACGGACGAAGAACATTACGAGGCACTGGAAAGGCTGTGCGACGGCTACGACATAGAAACTGTCATAGTCGACCCCTCTGCCGCCAGCTTTATCGAATGTATACGGCGCCACGGTGTATTCAGTGTGCGACACGCCGAAAACAGCGTGCTTAACGGAATAAGACGGGTAAGCGACGCTCTTTTGTCGGGGAGGATTTTATTTTCCTCCTCCTGCCTTGATACCATACGGGAGTTTTCGCTTTATGTCTGGGACGAAAAAAGCGGCAACGACTGTCCCGTAAAGGAAAACGACCACGCAATGGACGACATACGCTATTTTGTCAACACCGTTCTTTGCAGGGACGAAAAAGACGACGGATTTTTCGTTATGTCATTGGGACGGAGATAGGGAGGTGACAGGAATGGGACTGTTCAACAGAAAGCAGACAAAAAAGAATACCCCTGCGGGAGTATCCGTGCAGACGGCAAGAAGAACTGCGGACACGGACTTCAATCTTCCCGTAAGGTCAGAGGCGGAATATTCGCTCTACGACACGCTCAGAAAGTCGGTGCCGATTATCGACGCCGCTATCATCAAGACGGTAAGACTTGTCGGCGGCTTCACGGTGAAATGCACCGACAGTCGTTATCAGGACGCACTCGATGACTTTGTCGGCAATGTAAAGGTCGGAATGTCGGGGCAGAGCCTCCAGACATTCGTGGACGAATACCTCGACGACCTTATCACATACGGCAATGCCGTCGGGGAAATCGTTCTTTCCGAAGGGGGAGAAAGCGTTGCGGGGCTCTGCAACGCAGAGATACGCAGTATAGAAGTGCGTGAGGGCAAAAATCCTCTCACAGCGGATTATTACCTCCGTGACGGGAAGGAAACCCGACTGCTGACAAATCCCGCGCTTATTGTATTCACGGCGCTCAACCCCGCACCGAATCAGCCTTACGGTGTGTCGGTGCTCAGAGGACTCCCGTACCTTTCAAGGATACTTATGCGTATCTACGAAAGCGTAGGGCAGAACTTCGACCGTGTGGGAAACGTCCGCTACGCCGTGACATACAAGCCACAGGACAGCGCAGACAAGGCGTTCGCAAAGGAACGTGCCGAGCAGATTGCGAATGAGTGGAGTGCAGGTATGCAGGACTCACGCAACGGGCAGGTGCGTGACTTCGTTGCTGTCGGTGATGTCGATATAAAGGTCATCGGTGCGGAAAATCAGATGCCCGATATACAGATACCCGTAAGACAGCTTCTCGAGCAGATAACGGCAAAGCTCGGAATACCGCCGTTTCTTCTCGGACTCAACTGGTCTTCAACGGAGAGAATGTCGCAGCAGCAGACGGATATTCTCACCTCGGAGCTTGAGTATTACAGACGACTGCTCACCCCGATGATAAAGAAAATCTGCCGCAGCTTTCTTCGTGTTCAGGGAAGCAGCGCAGACGCAGAAGTCATCTGGAACAGCATAAATCTTCAGGACGAAACAGAGCTTGCCGAGGCACGCCTGAAAAATGCACAGGCAATGGAAATCGAGGCAAGACTCGGACTTACAGAATAAAAGAGGAGTGTTTTTATGTACAATACAATCAGACTTGAAAAGGGACTTTACAACCTCGCAGGAAAGACATTCACACAGGCACTTTCCGAAATGGACCCCGACATCGCATACGCAGACACAGAAATCCGTGGGCTTGACGCTTTTGAACGCCAGCTCAAGCGCTTTGACATCAAGGTGAGCGGGCCCGACTGCGACACAGTAGAAAAGTTCTTCGCAACAACAGAAAGCGCAGTGCTTTTCCCCGAATTCGTGAAGCGTTCGGTAAGAGCAGGAATGAACAGCGCAGTACTCGGCGAAATCGTTGCCGCAACAAGCGAAACAAACTCAATGGACTGCCGTGGTATCACAGTAACAGCCGAGGAAAACAAGCCTTACTCAACAGCAACAGTACAGGGTGCGGCTCTCCCCGGAACAGCAATCACACTTTCAGACTCACTTGTAAACCTCGTGAAGTACGGAAGAACAATCACAACTTCATACGAAGTTATCCGCCAGCAGAAGCTCGATGTACTTGCGGTTACTCTCAAGTCAATCGGCGCACAGATTGCAAGAGCCGTAACAGCACAGGCTGTAAAGGTTCTTGAAAACGGCGTGACAGCAGATTCAATGTCGGGTTCAGACTTCAACTACGGCGAGCTTTCGGCATTCTGGGGCAAGTTCGAGGACTACGATATGACAACAATCATCGCAGCCCCCGAAACAATGGCGAAGATTCTCGCTTTCGACCAGATGAAGAACGCAAACGGCGACTTCATGGCAACAGGCATTGTAAAGACACCTTTCGGTGCGTCACTCGTGAAGTCAACAGCGGTTGCGGAAAACACAATCATCGGTCTTGACAAGTCATGCGCACTCGAGATGATCAACGGCTCCGACATTGTTCTTGAAGTGGACAAGCTCATCGACAGACAGGTTGACGCTATCTCCGTTTCAGTGACAACAGGCTTTGCGAAGATTATTCCCGACGCAGTAAGAATTCTTGATGTTGCCGAATAAGACAGTTTGTAGGGGCGGGGGAATTTTCCCCTGCCTTTGCAGAATAAAGGAGGAAGAAAAATGAGCGCAGAACTTCTTGAACAGCTTAACAGATTTACCCGACGGGAGCATACCGAGGACGAGGTGTATATCTTTTCTGTAATTCTTTGCGACAACGAAACAGACCGTGACGGCGAACGCTTTTCGCTGAAGGCACTCGAAAAAATGCGTGAGCTTTTCGTCGGCAAAACGGGAATTTTCGACCACGACGCAAAAAGCGGAAATCAGAACGCCCGTATCTTCTCAACCGAGCTTGTGACAGCCGAGGGAAGAAAGACCGAGGCGGGCGAGGACTACACCTGCCTCAGGGCGAATGCGTATATGGTGCGCACAAGCGCAAACGAAGACCTTATAAGAGAAATCGACGGCGGTATCAAAAAAGAGGTCAGCGTTTCCTGCATGGCGGAAAAGAGAATATGCTCCGTCTGCGGTGCGGATACAAAAATAAAGCCCTGCAAGCACATTGCAGGCAGAGCATACGGCGGAAAGAAGTGCCACTTCATTCTTGACGGCATTACCGACGCATACGAGTGGAGCTTTGTCGCAGTACCTGCACAGGTGAACGCAGGCGTCACAAAGCGCTACGGCGGTGCGGAAGAACCCTCTGCCGAGGTGTGCGGCGGCGAGGTTGCCGAAAGCCTCTACAACGAGCTCCGTTCGGAAATCATACGCCTTGCATTTCTTTCGGGCAGTGGCATTGACGGCAAGTCGCTCTCCGCTGTTATGGACAGAATGAGCACCGACGAGCTTGTGATAATGAAGAAGAATTTTGCAAACAAGGTGCCTTCGTCATTCGGCGTGCAGACAAGAGTGCAGGACGACGGGGCAAACACAAGCTACAAACTCTAGGAGGGCGTTATGGATATCGAAAAAATCTGCGAATTCTTTGAGCTGATTTCGGGCGCAGACTCCGAAGAAAATATGCTTTTTGTCGAGGCGGCGGAGGAAGAAACCCTCCGACTTCTCAAAGACCCACGCTGTGCCTCGCTTTCCTGCGTTGAGCGTCTTGCGGGGGCTATTGCAAACTTCTACTACTGCTCGGCAATGCTCACAAAGGAAGTCCGTGCGGTAAATCTCGGCGGCGGAGTGACCTCCACATACCCCGACAATTCGAGGGTGGAGAATGCAAAGCTCCTCGTGGCGCAGGAGAAGAAGCTCTGCTCCGACTACATCATCGACGAGGATTTTGTTTTCTTCGGCACAAGGGGGTAGGGTAATGAACGCATACGAAATCACAGAGGCGGTAATCTCTGCGCTGAAAGCAACGGAAATCCCCGTTTTTCAGCAGTTTGACCTTACGCCTGCCGCAAAGCGCAACGACTGTTTTATCACCGTCGGGATAGAGGAGTACATCTCCTCGGCGGACAGCAGTGCGGTTGTAACGGTGTCGCTTTTTGCACCGTCGTCTTACAGCGGGGGAAAAATTCTCCGCAAGAGCAAGGACATAACCCCGTCGCTTATGAATTCGGAGCTTTCCGTCGAAAGCGTAAGGGCGAAAGCACTCTCCTACGACCGTGCGCTTGACCGTCTGAGATACGACTTCTCGGTGAAGATAAACCTCGGCGGAGGCGGTGCGCCGTCCGGCAGTACAGATGTCGAAATTTCCGACAACATTACGGTAAATACGACATCATTCACAGTCGGAAGAAAGCGTGCAATTTCCGAGATAGAAAGCGTTGCGTCGGGGGTATTCCTCGGCGACGGAGGCAACAGGCTCATCACCCTTGAAATAGCGGGAACAACCGCCGCAGACGCCTCGGAATGTGTGACCGTTCTCGACGGTCTTGAATGTGGCGGCGAAACCGTTTCCCCGACGCTTGCGGGAATTGTCTTCCCTGCAATGCGGCTTAAAAGCTATACCGTTTCTGTCAGGAACGGCAGAACACAGGTGACGGCGGAGTTCGTTTCCGCCGAAGCGGGAGAGGGGCTGAGGGTAAGTGAGTGATACGGTAATCCTTACTCTGACGGAGCTTGACAGCGGCGATGAAATCATACTCGACAAATGTCTTTCCTTCCGTTTTGAGCAGGAAAGATACACGCCCTACACTACCTTCAGGGGAGAGTTTATCCTGCCGAGAGATTTCGGGAATATCTCCTCCGTGGCACTGAATGTCAACGGAAACGACATACACAAAGGGCCTGTCGATACGCTGAAAATCTCCCACACCGCCGACGGAAACACCGTGACGGTGACATCACGGGGATATACTGCGGCACTCGGTCAGAACGAGGTACAGCCCGGAGTGATTTCCAACCTGTCACTCGGAACACTTCTCGGTGCGGAGGTTGATCTCGTTCATCAGATCATCGATCTGCCCTTCAATGGGTCGGACTTCCACTTCCGGGTCCAGCAGACCGGTAGGGCGGATGACCTGCTCCGCGATCTGGGCGGCACGGGTCTTTTCATAATCGCCGGGGGTGGCGGAGACATAGATGACCTGATGGATCTT